AAGGTCCTCGGTGCTCGCGAAGCTTTCTATGAGCTCATGCGGCTAGACCGGCTCGACGGTGGCGCTGCGATGATCCTCGGTGTCGACGACGGCAGGGAGCCGTCGAAGCCGCTGAACCTCGAAGCAGTGAAGAGCGTCGACTTCCTAAACGTCGTCTCGAAGCGCGAGATCTTTCCGGGCCCCAGGAATCCGGACATGATGTCGGGAAACTTCCGCAAGCCCGACTACTTCACGGCGCAACCGATCATCTCCGGCGACCTCCCCGACGGCAGGATCCACCATAGCCGAGTGATCCAGCTGACCGGCATCCGGACGAACGAGCGAACCGACATCTACGGCGACGGCTGGGGCGACCCAGTGATCGAGCGGGTCTATGAGCCGCTCCGGCAATACGGGACCCTGTACGACTACGTGGAGGCGCTGTTCAAGGACCTCGTGCAGGCGGTCATGACCATCAAAGGCTTGAACCAGCTGATCGAGCACGACGAGAACGGGACGGTTCTCAAGCGCCTTCAGCTCGTCGCACTCTGCTCGTCGGCGTTCAACGCGATCATCAAGGACGACGGCGAGGACTACGAGCGCCGGACCCTTCAGCTCTCAGGCATCCCCGAGATCATCATCAAGTCGATGGACAGGCTCGCCGCGGCAGCAGAGATGCCGCTGTCGATCCTCTTCGCGCAGCCCCCTACTGGGCTCACGACCGACGACAAGTCGGGCAGGACGACTTTCTACGATGGGATCTCGAACAAGTGGGAGAAGAAGATCCGACGCCCGCTCGAGTACATCGTTGACCTGCTCTTCCGGTCGAAGACCGGGCCCACCGAGGGGAAGGTCCCCGAGAGCTACACCGTCGACCCGATCCCCCTGACTCAGCCCACCGAGCAGGAGACGAGCGAGACTCGGCTGAAAGACGCTCAGACGGATCAGACGCTGATCCAGAATCAGGTGATCAGCCCAGAGGAGGCGAGGACTCGACTGATCAACGATCCATCGTCACCCTACAACCTGGACATCGAGCAAGAGGGCGACGAGGAAGGCGACGAGGAGGTGCTCGATCTGGACGATCCGGATCTCGAGGCGACCAAGCTGGATCTGGCGAGGACGAGGGAATGAGCGATCTCGATCCGAACACTCCGACCCCCGAGACCTGCTTCGCGGCGGGATGCGACGAGGGGCCCCTCTGGCTCCTCGTCGTCAAGGGCGAGGCTCAGGCAGCCTGTGAGGAGCACAGAGCCATGCTCCCGACTCCGGGCAGGAAGAAGGGGCCAGAGGCCCGGCTCTATCGCCTGATCGCCCAGAAGGGCCGGGTCCGGCGCTTCCTCGTGTAGAATCCAGCCGTGGCTGATCCGGTCCTTGCTGCCGAGCCCAAGGGCGTTCGGACGGCCGTCGCCCTTCAGCGTTCCCGAGGCCAGCTCCAGAAGCTCCGGCGCCCTGGCCGACTCAAGATCAGCAAGCGTCCCGAGCTCGGCTACCGGAAGGCGTTGAACCGGGCGATCGCCGAGCTCTCGGCCGTCGTCCGAGACGTGATCATCCCCGAGATCCCTAGCCTCGTCGCAGGAGCCCCCGAGGAGATGAGGGCCGACGCTTTGGGCGACGAGCTCTCAGGCCTGATCGATCGGGCCGAGCTCGTCTGGGCTGGGTCCGTCGACAATGAAGGACCCGCTCGAGCCGCGGCAGAGGAGGTCGGCAGCCAGAACCAGAAGAACCAGCGTCAGGCCTTCCGCACCGTGCTCGGCGTCGACCCGGTAGCCTCCGAGCCGTTCCTCGGCCCTCTCGTCGACGACTTCGTTCAGCGTAACGCGAGGCTAATCAGGCGGGTCTCCGCTGACTTCCTCGCGAAGGTCGAGGCTCAGGTCGGCGACGGTGTACGAGCCGGCCGTCGGGTCGAGTCGATTCAGCGGGACCTCGAGCGCAACTTCCTCGGCTCGGGGACCGAGGTCAGGAAGGCGAAGAAGCGGGCCAAGCTCATCGCCCGGGATCAGGTGTCGAAGTATCAGGGCGACCTGAGCCGGATCCGTCAGACGAGGCTCGGCGTCACCCGATACATCTGGCGAACCTCGAGGGACGCTCGGGTCAGGCCAGAGCACGCGGCGAGAGAGGGGAAGATCTTCTCGTGGTCGAGGCCCCCCGACGACGGCCACCCGGGGCAGCCTATCAACTGCCGATGTCACGCCGAGCCGGTCCTGAGCGACCTCGTCGACGACGCTCCCTCGATCGGTCCTGCCGGCGGGTTCGAGATCCCGGCCTCCTCGCAGCCGGTAGCAGCGAAGCGCCGGACGAAGGAGCCGAAGCCTCGAGCGGTACCGCCGAAGCCGGCCCCGAACCCGAAGGCGACGCTGCCGCGCTCTGGGACTGTGATCGAGCTGAGCCCAAAGCAGACGGAGGCCCGGCGCAACGCCGAGTGGCTCCGCAACTTCCCGCAAGCTCGGGACTCAGCGAAGCACGAGGAGCGCCGGGATTGGATGCTTTGGGAGTGGGTGCACGGGTCGTCGCGACGGACCTCGATCATGCTCAAGAGGGCAGCGATCGAGGAGTTTGGTCTCGAGGGCGTGCCGTACCAGAGGAGCGGGGTCGAGTTTCGGATCCCGAAGGCAGACCGTGATCGAGCTCGAGGCGATCTGCGCCGGCTGTACACGGCGACTCAGGCTCAGCTCAAGAAGCAGGGCAAGAGCTCGGTCCGGCTGTATCGAGGCCTGAAGACCGACTTCGACGTTCCCGGATCCGTCTCGGCGTGGACGAGCGATCGCAGGGTGGCTCAGACCTTCGCCGGTAAGGGTGGCCGGGTGATCGCCGAGGAGGTCCCAGCGTCGAAAATCCTCGTCACTCACGAAAGCGAAGGCTGGGTCGACGGTGTCTTCGGTCCGCAGAGTGAATTCCTCGTGTTGGAGTAGCTCATGATTCGACGACAGAAGACCGACGCAGACGGCCACCGATACACGGTCCTCGTCCCCGAGAACGCTGCCGACGTCGAGCGGATCCGGAAGATGAGCGACGACGGATCCGTCGACACGAGGTCGAGCTTCGGCGACGATCCGGCCTCTCAGGGCCTCGACGAGGGCGACCTCGAGGACGTCTGACGTTGACTCGATTGCCTGAACCCGAGAACATTGGGGCAACCTGATGCCGTTCGAGAGCGAGCACGTTGCCCGTCAGAAGGACCCGAGCCTCTTCGTTGGCGAGCTCTTCCGATCAAGCGAGGGGCTACCTGCCGGCATCTCTGCCCTCATGGGTCGCCGTACCGGCGAAGAGAAGCCCGAGGTCCAGTCTTTCCGCTTTGCTCGAGAGCAATGGACGACCGAGGCTGCCCGGGAATGGCTCGGGGAGCACGGTCACTCGATCAGCGAATTCGAGCCTGCCGGTGAGCGTAACCAGGACGGAGTGATTCGCTTCGACGCCGGCACCGTCGAGGTTCAGCCGGGGGAGCGGGTTCGTCGCTTCGACCTGTACGAGCTCGAGGCGCCGAGACGGACCCGGCACGGTTTCCTGAGGGCCCAGGGCTTCATCAGCCGAGCGGGCGTCTTCGACTACGAGGTCCGAGACGCGGCGGGACAGACCCGACGAATCCGTGAGCTTCGCCCTCCTCAGGAGGTCTTCGACGCCGAGTCGGTCGAATCGTTCGCCCTTGCGCCGATGACCCTCGGACATCCTCCCGACAACCTCGGGCCCGACACGGTCGCGCGGTATCAGGTCGGGCAGATCGGAAGACCAGATCGGGCCGATGACCATCTCCGATCCGACCTCCTGATCACGGCCAAGTCTGCGATCGACGCAGTCGACCAAGGCGTCCACGAGCTCTCGTGCGGCTACTCGTGCCAGACGCTCGTCAGGCCGGGAACCTACACTGACGCGAAGGGCTCCGACCATCGCTTCGACGCCGTGCAGGTTGGCATCCTGGGCAATCACGTGGCTATAGTGCCCGAGGGCCGAGCGGGCCCAACCGCGTCGATCCGACTCGATTCGGGCGACGGAACGATTCACCGGGGCACGCCCCAGACGAGGAACGACATGGCCAAGATCAAGATCGACGGCACCGAGTACGACGTCCCCGATGCCGTCGCTGCCTTCATGAAGAAGAAGAAGGGCGAGGAAGAGGGGGAGAAGGAGAAGGAGGAGAAGGAGGGCGAGGACAAGAAGGACTCGACCGAGCTCCGAGGCCTCCGGAAGGAGCTCGCCAAGGCCCAGGGTCAGCTGGACGTGCTCACCGCTGAGTCGAAGAAGCGGAAGGACGACATCGACGCCAAGGCTGCCAAAGAGCAGACCGCGAAGTCGAGAGCCGATGCCCTGAAGACGATCACGACCGTGGCCCCCTTGCTCGGCAAGGAGCCGCTCGAGCTCGTCGAGCTCGAGCCGGGGGACTTGCGTCGTCAGGTCGTCGTGAAGCTCGCCCCCGACGTGAAGCTCGACGGGAAGTCTGACGAGTACGTCGAGGCAGCCTTCGACGCCGTGATCGCCTCGAGGAGCACGTCCGAGCAGATCGCCGGCGCCTTCACCGGCGTTCCTCAGATCCCGCGCTCCGACGGCAAGTCGCTCGCCGAGATCGCTGCCGAGGCTCACCGGAAGTCGGTCGACGCGCTCACCTCGGCTTGGAAGCCGGGGACGGATAGCTAGCCGAGAGGCTCAGCGATAGGAGCATAGGAGCTCAGGAGCAGGAGACACCATGTCGCAGCCCATCGTTAGCGAACAGCCGAAAGGCTTCCCGGGTCAGCTCGTCGGCGGACTCTACACCCACAAAACCCGATCCATGGTCAACGATAAGGGCGCCAAGCCCAAGGTCGTCGACGTCCTGATCACGGCAGCCAACGGGACCGCGTACAGCTATACCGTCGTCGGTCGGGTCCTGAACTACACGTCGAGCGCTGCCGCGACGAAGGCCGAGATCCGAGACGCCTTCGTCGCCCTCATGCGTGCCGACCCGATCATCATGGCTCGCGTCGCCCCGAACCCTTCGGGCGACAACATCCGGCATACGGCCAAGACGCCCGGCGACGACTTTCCGCTCGTCGAGTCGGATGTCAACCTAGCGACG